GACGTAGTGTTCGTTGTCCACTGGACTTGCTCCGGCACGGACGGCACTTACAATGGCACGGTCTACTCGACCTGCTCAGTTACCTATGTAGCTGGTACGCCCTACACGCCTTATGACCAACTTACGCAAGAGCAGGTACTTGGCTGGATCTGGGCTGGCGGTGTAGACAAAGACTCTGCTGAAGCCGCTGTGCAGACGCAGATTGACAACGCTAAAAATCCACCTGTCATTACTCCTGCGTTGCCTTGGAATAGTTAATATGACTGAAAAGTTAGAGGCAAAATCTCAACTTATTGAGAAAACAGCTTTTGCTGTTTTGCCTATACTTTTCACTTGTGTTGTTTATTTAATGTCAGCATTAGATAAATTGACACATGATGTCACTGTCCTTAATGCTAAAATAAGTTTAGTTGTTACTAGCGATAACAAACAAGCCACTAATAGTGGTGCTGAACTTGCTAGAGAAAAGCTGCGTCAAGACTTAGAGAAAGAGATACAGCGTAATAGAGATATGATTCACGATAATCAGAAACATATCAGCATTATTGAAGACAGAATGGCGAGAAAGTAATGGAAATTGCAGAACTTTTTCTTAAAGCATGGCCGATATTATTGGGTTTTATAACCCTTATTATTGTATTATCTAAGCTTGATCTGCGCGTTGCAGTTTTAGAAGAAAAAGTAAAAACTGCTTTTGAGCTTATTAATAAGATCAAGGATAAGTGATGGCTACAAAAGCTAATGTTTATACAAAGCCTACATTGCGTAAGAAAATTGTAGCTGATGTAAAAGCTGCTGCAACTATGGGTACTGGTGCTGGTGAATGGTCTGCTAGAAAAGCTCAGCTTGTTGCTAAGAAATACAAAGCTGCTGGTGGTGGATATAAATGAAATTGACTAAAGCTCAACAGTCTTTAAAAGATTGGGGAGATCAGCAATGGACCACTAAGTCTGGTAAAAAATCATCAGAAACTGGTGAAAGATATTTACCAAAAGCAGCAATTAAAAGTCTTAGTAATGCGGAGTATGCAGCAACAACTCGTGCAAAGCGAGAAGGTAAGAAAGAAGGTAAACAATTTGTAGCTCAACCAAAAGCTATTGCTAAAAAAACTAAAAAATTTAGATAATAACGGAGCCTTTTATGCTAGAAATGCTTAGTGGTGGTTTGTTAGGTAGTCTTTTTGGTGGCTTGTTTCGTCTAGCACCAGAAGTGTTAAAATTCTTTGATAAGAAGAATGAACGTACTCATGAACTTTCCATGTTTACTATTCAAACTGATTTGGAGAAAATTCGTGGTGAGTTTAAGATGGAAGAGAAGTATGTTGACTTTTCTTCTAATCAGCTAGACGCAATTAAAGAAGCTTTTAAAGAACAAGCAATTACTGCCAAGGAAGCTGGCTGGTTTGTTTCTTCTGTCTCTGCTCTAGTCAGGCCCGGAATTACATGGGCTTTGTTCTTTATGTATGCTGCTGTAAAAGCTGCTGCTATTTGCATGGCTTTTCAAGCTAATGCTGATTGGGCAGCAGTAATGACTAGCTCTTGGGGTGCTGATGATTTTGCTATGTTAAACATGTGTCTTACTTTCTGGTTTGTTGGACGATCCATTGAGAAGTATAAAGACAGCAAATGACAACAGAAGCGATTACCATTGCTGCCAACGTCTTAGTAAAACCTTTTGAAGGATATGCTAAAAGACTTCCCAATGGTGATTGCAAAGCTTATCCAGATCCCGGTACTAAAGGACATCCTTATACTATTGGGTGGGGCTGTACCGGATCTGATATAACGCCTGAGACAGTATGGACCGAAAAGAAAGCACAAGAAGAGCTTGATAAACATCTTCTTTATTTTGCAAGTCAAGTGGCTAAACTATCTCCTTCTTTGTTAAAGACAGAGCCAAGAAGATATGCAGCAATTATTAGTTTTGCGTATAATTGCGGAGTGGGTAATTACAGGATTTCTACATTAAAGAAAAGAGTTGATGCTGGCGATTGGGCTGGAGCACAAGAAGAAATAATGAAATGGAATAAAGCTGCTGGTAGAGTGTTAGCAGGACTAACTAAGAGAAGACAAGCTGAAGCTTCTCTGCTTTCTTGATGGAAACTAACATGACTGAAATTGACCCGTTTACTTATGGACAATTAACAGCCAAAGTGGAAAGCTTGGAAAAGAAAGTGGATAAGCTGGAGGAAGGTGTTTCTCAGCTATTAGAACTTGCCAACAAAAGCAAAGGTGGCTTTTGGGTAGGTATGGTTATTGCTTCTTTTTTAGGCGGCGTAATTACATTTGTTATTGATAAGTTGTTTAAATAAGACAAGGCTTTAAGCTGATGGAACAAAACTTCACTGAAACTCAAAAAGAAATTGTAGCTCGTAAATTGGGATATGAAGGCCCAATGAATATGTTTGATAAATTTCTTGAGTCAAATGTTGCCGCACAACAAAAGTATGGGAAAGTTGTTACGGCTTTAACACCAAAGATGCGTAAAGGTGGAATGGTAAAGAAGTTTGAGAGTGGGGGAGATGTTGGTGGGGACGCAGGTGGAGGTAATTACGAAACAACCACAAGAAATACCGGAACTTTAACTAGTAATCAAATAAAAGCATTAACTACTGGATCTATTGGAGCATTAACTACTGGAGCTGCTAGTAGTTTTGATCTTATGACTGGCGCTCCTAAAATAGCTGGCGCACCTACAATTACTGCTGCTCAAACTGATACAAAAGATTTAGAAGCAACAGCAACGAAAGCAGGTATTGTTACATCAGCCACTGCTCCAACCCAAGCAACTGCTGGCTCTGCTGTTGCCCCTTCTTCTGTTGGTACAACCGCTGTTACAGCAGACTCATCCCAAACAACTCTTGAAACCGCACAAGCTAAACAAGCAGCACAAACTGGCACAGTTACTGAATCAGCAAAGATAAAAGCAGAACAAGGAACAGTTTCTAAAGACGCTCTTGCGACTGCTGCTACAGGAACAGCAGCTAAAGTATCAGAACCAACTGATAGGGTTTTAACTGAAGCTGAAAAAGCAACGGCAGCTACAAGGGCTGATATTAATGTTCCTTCAGCAACAGCGCAAACTACAGATAAAAAGTTTGAAGCTGCTGCTGCTCAATTTACTGGTACTACTCCAGAAGCTCAAGCAGCCGATACTTACAATGTAGCAGCTACTAAAATTGCTGACTTAGACGCTACTAAAGTTGAAGAAGCTGCTAAAGCAGCAGTGACACCAGAAGCAAAAGCAGCCACCACAACAAGAGTTTCTACTGTTGAAGGAGCTACAAGAAGCATTACAGCTAATGAGCTTGTTGATTTAGACGCTCAAAAACTACAGATTAAAGACGCTGTTCAAGCAACAGCAGCAACAATGACTGCCCTTGATGCAGCCTCTGTAGCAGTGGCTCAACAGGGAAGCTTTAGTCAGGTAATGGCAAGTCCTCAACAGGGTGCTGTAGACGCTGCCAGCACTGTTCAAGGACAGCTTAGTGACCTTATGGCTCAGTTTAATAACGGCACTCCTGCATGGGCTGCTGGAGCCATTAGAACAGCTAATGCTGCTATGGCTGCTAGAGGGTTGGGTAATAGCTCTATGGCTGGTGCTGCCATTGTTCAAGCAGCAATGGAAAGTGCTACACCAATTGCAGCTAAAGATGCTGAAGTATTCGCCAATATGAATTTGGCAAACTTGAGTAATAGACAACAGACAGCTTTGGCTAATGCTGCTGCTGGTCAAAACCTTGAACTAGCAAATTTAAATGCTAGACAACAAGCAGCTTTGCAAAATAGTGCAAATTCTTTTGCTTTACAAAGTGCAAATCTTTCTAATCAACAAGCTGTTGTTCTTGCCAATGCTCAACTTAAAGCTGGTGTTCAGCTTAAAAACTTAGACGTTGCTACACAAACAGCAATTACTAATGCTGCTAAATACGCAGAAACTAATAACATCAATTTGAATAACAAACAACAGGCTATTTTGCAAAAGTCTGCTGAAAATATGCAAATTGATTTGGCAAATCTTAATAGCACCCAACAAACAGCTATTGCCAATCTTCAAGTTAGAGCAGCACTTACTGGTCAAGAACTTAGTAATGAACAGCAAATGGCAATGCTTAAAAGTACACAGACTTTTGAAGCAGCTAAGTTTGATGCTACTAGTAAACAACAAGCTTTCTTGCAAGACGCTCAAGCACAAGCTGCTCTTCAAGGAAAGGTGTTGGATAATAAACAACAAACAGCGTTGTTTAATGTTTCTGCTAAACTTGAAGAAAGAAAGATCAATCTTTCTAATGAGCAACAAGCTAGATTGTTTAATACAACTAATGCTCTTACTATTGAAACAGCCAATCTTTCTAACAAGCAACAGACAGCATTGGCAAATGCTCAGATTGATGCTGCATTAGCAGGGCAAGAACTTAGCAATAAGCAACAAGTTAATATTACTAACGCTGCTAAAATTTCTGAAATTGCTAATATGAATTTTACAGCAGATCAGCAAAATGCTCTTGCTAATGCTCAGTTTATACAGCAAATTAATTTGTCTGAGTTATCTAATAAGCAAGCAACTGTATTAGCCAATGCTGCTACATATGCTGCAATGGATATAAAAAATCTTGATGCTAAACAACAAGCTGCTGTTGTCAATGCTCAATCATTCCTTGCAATGGATATGAAAAACTTAGACAATAAACAGCAAATGGAAATACTTAAATCACAAGAGATTTCTCAAGCCATTCTTAGCGACACTGCTGCTAAAAATGCGGCATCAATTACTAACGCTACTAATAAACTAG